ACTGGAGGTCCTAGTTTATTGAGACAGCGCAGCATCAGCCAGCAGCGCCGCACAACTGGTATAAACACAAATAATGACTTTTAAAAATAACAGGAACTAATTACTAATGTCAAACAGCTATGTAAGAACAACAAATACGCGAACAACTGGCTTTAGAGATAGTGGGCCATATGAAGCAATTGTAGTTAATAATTTAGACACACGCTATATGGGCGGCCTTGTTGTTGAGTTATTAAGATATACAAGTGCAGGTGGAACCCCAGAACGTACAGGACAATTATTAAATGTACGATATTTAAGTCCGTTTTATGGAGTAACTCCTAACGCAGCTCTTACTGCAAACGATGGGTACGAGCATACACAAAAGTCATATGGTATGTGGATGGTTCCTCCAGATGTAGGTACAAAAGTTCTTGTAATGTTTGCTGAAGGTAATGCAAACTTCGGTTATTGGATAGGATGTATTCCTGCAGACTATATGAATTTTATGGTACCTGATGGTAAAGCATCGACAGAAAACACAACTGGAATTACTCCGCCTACTCTAAGAGGAAGAAAACTTCCAGTAGGAGAATACAATAAAGCAATTGAAACAGGATCAAGAGTTGATCCCACACTTTTTGCAAAACCGTACAATAAAGACTTTTCAGAATCTCTTGAAATCCAAGGACTATTGAACGACGAAGTTCGAGGAACTACTACAACTAGTGCTAGGAGAGAAATGCCTAGTGCTGTATTTGGTATTAGCACACCTGGTCCTAAAGATCGAAGAGACGGATCGCCTACTGTAGAAATTGGTACCGCAGGAAATAAAGTTACAGTTCCGTCTAACCGCTTAGGAGGTAGTGCATTTGTAATGGATGACGGCGATGAGCGATTTGTGCGAGCAACACACGCAGAAGATGGTCCTCCAGTATATAAAAACAAAGGTGCAAACGAAGCAGGCGGGGACAGAACAATTCCTCAAAATGAATTAATGCGCTTTAGAACACGCACTGGTCATCAAATATTAATGCATAATAGTGAAGATTTAATCTACATCGGTAATGCACGCGGTACTACTTGGATAGAAATGACCAGTGATGGCAAGATTGATATTCATGCACAAGATAGTGTTAGTATTATGACTGAAAATGATCTTAACATTACTGCTGAACGTGATATTAATATGGAAGCTGGTAGAAATGTTAATATTAAAGCTGCCGGCAGAGCTACAGGCAACACATCTGGCAGAGTACAAATAGAATCTAAGCAAGATTTTAACTTGCATGTTGGTAGAAATAGTAAAATTACAGTAGCCAAAAATCAACATATTGCTGTAAAAGAAGCACAGTATATCGATACAGCAAAAACACTACACGTTAAATCAGGTCAAGATAACAGACTTACAGCAGGCAGCAATACATTTATTAATAGTGCTAAAGAACACAGAGAAACTGCAACATATGTACACATGAATGGGCCAACTGCTCCTACTGCAAATCCTGCACGACAGGTCGAGCCGTTAAGCACGCATACACTACCCCGTGTTAGACCTGGTGGATTAATAAGCGGATATCAGAGTATACTTGCAAGATCACCGCAGCACGAGCCTTGGCCGCATCACGAAAATTTAGATCCGTTGGCGTTTAAGAAAATTCAAACAGATAGAGACGCACCAGGTCCCCTGCCAAGTGCAGACCGTGTTCTTACACCTGATACTTTTGATAAAAACTTACAAGGAAGAACTACCAGTGCATTTGTCCAAGGAAGCGGCGGCAATGTTAGTACTGGTAATATTTCAAGAGGAGCAGGAAATGGCCAATCACCAGTAGCACCGGGTAATTATAGTAGTACACATACGTTTGATTCAAACATTGGAGCACTAAGTGAAAGATATGAATCACGAGGTGATCCTGGAACTATCGGCTGGGATAGTACTGGCGGCTGGAGCTACGGAAAATATCAGCTTGCAGCGAATACAGGTGCACTAAATGAATTTCATTCATGGTTAGCTAGAGCACATCCTAATTTAGAATCTCAACTAGCAGCCGCGGGTGGCCCAGCAGCAGGTAGAGCAGGCACAGACGCTTATAAAACGGCATGGGCGCAAGTAATGGGCACAGCAGCCGGCGGCACTGCACAAAGCGAATATACAGCTCTAGCGTATTTTGTTCCTGGAGCACGATTAATTAATAGCAGATCTAATCTTGATGTAAACTTGAGATCTAGTACAATACAGCAAGTAGTGTTTTCTACATCGATACAACACGGTCCAGGAGGCGCCCGAAATGTATTTCAAAGAGCCCTTGCTGGTTTAAATTATCCTCCTAGTTCTCCTACAGCAACTGAGCCTACTGATGCAGCATTAATTAGAGCAGTTTATGCAGAACGACGAGCAGAAAATGGTGCTCGTTATTTTAGAAGTAGTACACAAGCTATTAGAAATAGCGTTGTTAATAGATTCCACAATGAAGAAGCAGATGCGCTTAGAAGTTTAGAGCAAGAAATTGCCGCAGCTCAAGCAAATCCGCCAACGTCAGAACCAACAGATAATAGTGCTGCTACTGCAAGCGTAACTCCGCACACCGGCGCACAATAAGGGTAAATATAATATGAGCCAATTAGAAAAAAACTTATACAAGCGTGTAACTGTAAGTCAGCCTATAGAAGTAGCTGCTACTGGAAGGAAATACAGAGGGTTTAGTACAGTAGCAGATGCTAAAAGTTTTAGTGTCTATGATTTTGAGTTAATTAAACAAGATTTAATTAATCATTTTCACATACGACAAACTGAAAAATTAAGCGATCCTACGTTTGGCACTATTATTTGGGATATTCTGTACGAACCCTTTACTATTGAAGTACAGGAAGCAATTATCGAAGACGTAACACGTATTATTAATTACGACCCTAGAATTAAAGCAGAAGATATCATTATAGATACCTATGAACAAGGTATACAAATTGATTGTACTATAACCGTGTTGCCATTTGGTATAACAGACCAACTACGATTTAAATTCGACAAAGAAAACGGACTTTTATAAATCTAAAAATTAAATACACACATTATCATTTCAGATAAATATTATTAGTAAACAAGGAAATATACATGTCTGCAAATGATAGACAGTCGAGGCTACTAGTAGCGGAAGACTGGAAAAGAATTTACCAAAGTTTTAGAAACGCTGATTTCCAAAGCTACGATTTTGATAACCTAAGACGCACAATGATTAATTACCTGCGTCAAAACTATCCTGAAGACTTTAACGATTACATTGAGTCAAGTGAATATCTTGCACTGATTGATATGATTGCTTTCCTTGGGCAAAATTTATCATTCCGCGTTGATTTAAATGCACGTGAAAACTTCCTTGAAACAGCAGAACGTAGAGAAAGCGTACTACGCCTTGCACGTATGCTGTCTTACAATCCTCGCAGAAATCAAGCAGCAAACGGTTTACTAAAATTTGACACAATTAAAACAACTGAAAACATTTTAGATAGTAATGGACTAAATTTAGCAGGTATTACGGTTAAATGGAATGATCAAACCAATTCAAATTACTTTGAACAGTTTGTTAAAATTATGAATTCGGCACTTCCGCTATCTAATTCAATTGGCAACCCTTTAAAATCTGCATTAATTGCAGATGTGCAAACACAAAAATATAGATTAAATGCTACAAACACCGGACAAGCAATTTATCCTTTTACTAAAAGAATTGAAGGGGTAAGCACACGTTTTGAAATTGTAAGTACAGATATCTCAGCTGAAACTATTTTAGAAGAACCTCCACTACCAGGAAATAGTCCTGCATTTTTATTCCGTGACGATGGCCAAGGCGCAGGGTCAAACAACACTGGATTCTTTATGCATTTCCGTCAAGGTAAACTTGAAACAGGAAATTTCAGTGTAACTAATCCTACACCTAATCAAGCAGTACAAATTGATGCTGAAAATATTAATGACAGCGATGTTTGGTTGTTTTCAGTTAACAGTGCAGGGTTTGACAATAACCAATGGACTAAAATTGATTCAACTGAAGGCAATAACGTAATTTATAATAGTTTGTTTAATCAAACTAGAGATGTATTCGCCGTAACAACTAGAATTGGCGACAGAATTAATTTAAACTTTAGTGATGGAGTATTTGGTAATTTACCAGCTGGAGATTTTAGAACATACTACCGAACTAGTAATAATTTAAGAAGCGTAATTACTCCAAGCGCCATTAGTACAGTAAGTATTGAAATTCCTTATCAGTCAAGAAATGGATCTGCCCATGTATTAACAATTGGGTTTAAATTAAATTATACTGTTAACAACGGCACTGCATCAGAAACTAATGCAGAAATTAAACAAAATGCACCTGCAACTTATTACACGCAAAATCGTTTAATCACAGGTGAAGACTATAATATTGGTCCACTTGCAATTAGTCAAGATATTATTAAGACTAAGAGTTCAAACAGAATTTCAAGTGGTATAAGCAGATTCTTTGACCTAAAAGATGCTAGTGGCAAATATTCAAATACTAGTTTGTTTGCAGACGACGGTGTAATTTATAAAGAAGAATTTACTGAAAAACAGACATTTACATTTGCAACTCAAACAGACATTGAAGGTGTAATATATAATACTATCGAAGGCATTTTAAGTAGTGTCAATACACAGAATTTTTATTATGCAAAATATCCAAAAATTATTGTTAGTGATCTTAGCGCAACTTGGGAACAATCTAGTACAAGCACTAATCAAACATTAGGTCTGTTTAATGATGTCGACGGAAACCCATATACCGTAGGTACATTTACTGCTAATAGTTTAAGACTATTAGAAGCAGGAACATTATTAAAATTTTTAGCACCAGACGGACAGCATTTTATGCCAGACGGAACACTTATGGCTGATGGAGATATCGGTGATCATTTAGGAAAAACTACGTATAAATGGTCTAAAATAGTATCTATATCTGGAGACGGAACAGTAATTAACGAAGATGGCATTGCTCCAATTGCATTAAATGATGTTATTCCATCAGGAGCAATTTTACAACAAATTATACCTAATTTTTCTAAAGTTCTAATCAATGATGTAAAAACGCAACTAATTGATCAAGCATTTGAATACAGAGATTTTGCCCTACGTTATGATCAATATGATAGACAGTGGAAGATTGTGTTAGCAGAAGATATTAATACTCTTAATGCTTTTGCTACAGGCAAAGCAGGAGATGCAACAGGTGAAAATCTTGATGCAAGTTGGATACTTTACTTTAAAACAGACGGCGAAAAATACACAATTACATATCGCAATCTGCGCTACATTATGGAAAGTGCCGACGAAATTAGATTCTTCTTTGATGCAGCTGATAAAATTTATGATCCCAGTACGGGACAAATTGTTAGAGATAAGATTGATATCTTAAATATTAATCGTCAGCCTGATGCATTAACACCATTTACTAGAGATTTTAATTGGACTATTACTGATGCATATAGAGATGTTGAAGGTTATGTAGACAGTCGTAAGATCCAAGTTCAATTTATTGATTTAGACGATGACGGTGTCGTTGACGACCCTGATATTTTTGAGCAAATTGTAGGCGAAGAAAATACAGAAATTGCAACAGAAGATAAAATTATATTTCAAAAGAAATACACTACTACAGATGGTGTAGAAGACTTTAAGTATTTTGCAAATGCAAATTCTGAAATTATAGTAGTACAAAGTGAGGCAGCAATTTCGCCTTACAGCGCCCGTTTAGAAGGACAAATATTTTATTTAATCGACGAAGGAATTTTCAGAAA